TTATCGCTTCTGTATTTCTCGTACTCAACCATCAGAAGCCCCGATAGTTGACGTAGTCTTCGAGATAGACGCCAGTGTTAACGTCGCTAATCTTGTAGGATTCCCCAGCATCTCTGTTGCCCGCTGCGGCCTCAAGCCGCTTCCGAAGCTGCTCTTTGTAAACCATGTGGGGCTGGACATCAGACTCTTCTTTGAGCAGGCATTTAATGGCCGCATCGACCACCACATACTCTTCGTAGCCATTAGCTACGGCAGGGGCCAC